GAAGGCGAATATTTGTTTACAATAGATAATTGCCATGCAGATAAGAACGTCCTCAACGAGAACTTTAGTGAGTTTGATCCTGAGCATAAGTCATTCAACATCATTCGATTGCAGAATGGTCAGTTTGCCGCTCAGCCAAACAATCGAATTATTTGGAGAGATTCGAGTCTAACAATTGACGAACCACTAACACCTGATTTTAAAGTCTGTACACAGAATTATCATGTAGAGACAGAGCCAAAGTGGAGTGTAGGTCATACAGACGAATGGAGCTACAAGACAAAAGAAGAAGAACTTGACATATTAAAGGATGAATATGTGCAGTTCGAACAAAATTACAAAGACAATTTAGCAGATTATACAAGAGTAAGAGAAGATAATGAGCGATACAGACATCGAAAGAAAGTCGCTAAGCGAAGAAGAGATCAGCAATCTAACGACTGATGAATTACATGAAATTGCCGAAGCGCACGATCAAGTATTTGAATCAGTAACACCCAAAAATACCATTGACTGGTATATTAAATGGGCATCAAGTATAATTATATTAGGAGCTATTTCAGTGAGGGCGTCAGGTGTACCCGAACTGATTTGGATTGACATGTTATTGTCATGGATTGGCGCATGCGGATGGTTTGTAGTATCCTACATGTGGAGAGACCGAGCATTGATTCTTTTGAATGGTGTCATCGGCATCGTCCTGTTTTCAGGCCTTATTAACTACTTTTTTGGATAACTTAAATGTCCGTATTTCATACAGAAAAAATAGATTCAACTAGTCAACCTGCTTTTTTTGGCACGCCTGTAAATATTGCACGATATGACAAGCAACGCTATCGCATTTTCGAAACACTTACTGATAAGCAGCTCGGATTCTTTTGGCGGCCAGAAGAGGTTGACGTTACACGTGATAGCAAAGACTTTAAAAATCTTACTCAACACGAACAACATATCTTTACGAGTAATCTCAAGCGTCAGATCTTACTTGACTCTGTGCAGGGTCGTGGTCCTGTTGAAGCATTTTTGCCTATCTGTTCGTTGCCAGAACTTGAGAATTGGATTGTAACATGGGCATTCAGTGAGACTATTCATTCTCGTTCATATACACATATCATCCGCAATGTATATCCTGATCCATCTGTGGTTTTTGATGAGATGCTTGATATTAAAGAGATCGTCGATTGTGCTAAATCAATCAGCAAATATTATGATGCACTTATTAAGAAACCAACGAAAGAAACACTGTGGATGGCGTTAAATGCAGTAAACGCCCTTGAAGGAATTCGTTTCTATACGTCATTTGCCTGCTCATGGGCATTTGCTGAATTAAAGAAAATGGAAGGTAATGCAAAAATTATTAAATTCATTGCGCGTGACGAGAATGTTCATCTCGCGTCTACTCAACAATTAATTAAATTACTCCCAAAAGAAGACAAAGAGTTCGCCCAAATTTCTATAGATAAAGCAGACGAAGTAAAACAAATTTTTCGAGATGTTATCGATCAAGAAAAAACCTGGGCAGATTACCTATTTAAAGATGGTTCTATGATTGGTCTGAACGGAAATCTCTTGGGTGAGTATGTGGAGTGGCTGGGCAATAAGCGTATGTATGCTATTGGTCTATCTACAGAGCGAGGTGGATCTGATCCGCTGCCTTGGACACAGAAATGGATTAGCGGCGCGGAGGTACAAGTTGCCCCGCAAGAAACTGAAATAACATCGTACATTGTCGGAGGAATCAAAAAAGATTTAGATGATGATACGTTTAAGGACTTTTCTTTCTAATGAATATTTTTCAAACAAAACTTTTGACTTATGCATTCAATCAGATGATTGACGAAGATGAGACATTGACTCGTAGTCATTTTAATGATATCGATATGTGCCATATTGGTGAGAATCATATCAGTGACTATAGTGAAGTTGAACCCTTTTTCGACAAATTAGATATTAATGATTGTCCATCCGATCTGTACGATTTTTACGAAAAATTGGGAATGGCAAAAACTATCATATTTCATGATGAAATGCCTGGTATAAATTTTAATATACCGTTCGAGTGGCCAAGAAAAAGACCATTTCATTTTATTTACAACTGTGGCAAATCTCCGATGATTTTTAATCAGGCCGCATTTTTTGAAACAATTCATAATATGGCTGGAATCAATACGTATATGATACATTCTGTGCCATTTTTCTCTCAAGTGGAGTCATCATTATATTGCTATTCTCCTAGCTTCTTTGCTAAGCTTTGTGGATATAATGAATATGAAATGGTAGGATCTTTTATTGGCACTACAACTGCGGAGAGATGGTCAAAACTTGATATACAATTTGATTATGCCGGCAATTATTATAACGAAAAATATAATTTTTGCACATGGGGTAATGGAGAAGACAAAGGTTATAAAAGACCTGCACATATCGGTGTCGTATTGCGTAAAGTAAAAAATACTGAATTCCGTTTGCCTGCTTATAGGGATGAAGATGTACAAGAAGACGATTAATTGCAGATCATGTGAAGTGAAGTGTGATGTGATTATACGTCAGACCAATTTTGATGATGAAGAAATGCCTATCGAATTTTGTCCAATATGTAGTGCCTCATTAGAGGATCAACAATTTGAATATGATGATGACATGGAGTTAGAGTGGTGAGGGACTATATCAGTTCAGCGTGGGATCGTAAGTTCTTAGCGTTAGCACAACACATCTCAACGTGGTCGAAAGATCCATCTAAAAAGATTGGTGCTGTAGCTGTTGGTCAAAATCGTAATATTCTTGCCACGGGATATAATGGATTCCCAAAAGGAATACAAGACACCGAAGAAAGACTCAATGATCGCGAGACAAAATACGAGCTCGTGGTACACGCTGAAATGAATTGCATATATAATGCTGTAGAGAATGGAGTTTCATTAAAGGGTGCTCACCTCTATGTTTATGGATTACCTATCTGCCACGAATGTGCAAAAGGCGTAGTACAAGTTGGTATAGGTAGAGTAATCATCGAAGACAGATTATGCGCCGAACAAAGGTGGTCAGACAGTTTTGCCAAATCAAAAAGAATCTTCCATGAAGGTGGAGTCGTCGTTAACTACTGCAAGTTATGAAAATCCATGGATACATCTACTAGAAGGTTATGCTCTCGAGTCTGAGCATGTACAAAACTTCTATGGTATGGTATATTTGTTAATCAATAAAGAAACTAAACGCAAATATATCGGTAAGAAGTTTTTCTGGAGTAAGAAGACACTACCTCCTCTCAAAGGCAAGAAACGAAAGAGAAGATCATTAGTCGAGTCAGACTGGAAAAAATACTACGGATCAAATCAACAACTCAAAGACGAGCTCGCTAATGGTGCAGAGTTCGAACGATATGTTGTACATCTTTGTGAAACAAAAACAGAATGTGCATATTGGGAAATGGATTATCAGATCAGATGCGAAGCATTATTGACTGAAGAGTTTTACAACGAATTTATTGGCGGAAAGATAAACGGAAAATGGCTAAAGAAAAAGACCACATCGTAGTATTTAAACAAGAGGGTTGCCCTCCTTGTGAAGAATTAGCGATGTATATTGAACAAAAGGGTATCGAGTGCACTTTCGTTACTGTATATGAAGAAATATCAGAAGAAGTACTAACAAAAATTTATCCAGATTGTCCTGGTTTTCCTTTTGTTACAATAAATCATGAACCGATAGGTGATCTTATGTTATATCTTGAAGGAGGTTTCAATGCTTGATGTACACCGAATCAAAAAGACAAAGCAAATTGTGTATCCGCTGGGTAAAGCTGATAACAACCATACTCTTGTTTTGTTTCCATTAAATGGTAAATCAAAAGCCGGCAACTATGGCGATATTCGAAAAGTTAGAGATGAAAATATTGTGAAGGATCGTGAAAATGGCTGAGATTGTAGGCGGAGAATTTAAGCGCAACGAAACAAATCAACAATCGATGGGCGGTACAGAAATGCTAACAATGAAGTTAGCAGAACGAGCCGATCCTGAGCTTCTCAAAGAATGTCAAATTGTATCATCTCGCGTAAGAGAATTAGACGATGATAAAGTTAGAATTTTTTGGGCACATGATTTGCCTGGTGATCCTGAGTCTGAGTTTTTAAAGACACCGCATGGTAAAGATAAATTTCATAAATTCGTTTTCGTGTCTAATTACCAGATGCAAGAATATATTAAAAGATATGATTTGCCTTGGTCGAAATGTACAGTACTAAGGAATTTTATTGATCCTATTCCTGAGCACGAAAAACCAAATGATAAAATCAATATCATCTATCATACTACTCCGCACCGCGGTCTCAATATATTGACAGCAGTATATGATAGATTGTCTCAAAAATGGGGTGATAAAATTCATCTCGATGTCTATTCTTCTTTTGGTGTATATGGTTGGAACGAAAGAGATAAAGATTTTAAAGAGCTATTTGATAAAATCGAATCTATGCCTAATGCGACAAATCATGGCGCAAAATCAAATGCAGAAGTTCGAACTGCATTGCAGAATGCTCATATTTTTTGTTACCCGTCGACGTGGGTAGAAACATCATGCCTATCATTAATTGAATCTATGTCAGCTGGATTAATGTGTGTGCATTCAAATCTTGGTTGTTTATACGAAACAGCATCACATTGGACTAATATGTATCAATTTAATGAGAATGTTAATAATCATGCAGGTGCTTGTTATAATATGTTGGATTTAACTATTGAACATTATGATGAAATGAAAGCAAACGCTGGTCCTACAAAAGTTTATGCTGATGCTTTTTATTCATGGGATAATAGAAAATCAGAATGGAATTCATTGATGAAAGCTCTTATTTCTAATATCGACGATAGATCTATTCCAGCCGATAGAGGTGAAATGTTTACGTATAAGACTGCGTGATATAAATAAATTTATGAGTAACATCATAGAATTTCCGTTAGATCGCAGAATCGAGCAAATGGCCATCGATGATGGTTTCGACGTATATGAAAAACTAGATTTAGCAGAACTCGATACAGAACATTTTTTATCTGAATTATTAAAAGTAATGTTTGATAATGAATATAGAATCGATGCCGAAGAACATGTATTTGACGTATCTTTTTTATATGAAACTCTAAAATCTTTTGTTTATAAAATGAACGGTACATATCATCCTATACAGTCATTCGCTCAGAATCTTTACGCAGATGTAATTGATTCTGAAAATTCACCTCAACTGGACCTGTTTACATAAGCCGCTTTTTATGGTAGGATATACCAGTAAATAAGTGGAGTTTTACAGTGATTATATTAGATTACAACCAAGTAGCCCTAGCTAACCTCATGGTTGGTGGCCCCAAAAATATCAATGCGAACGAAGATCTACTTCGACATATGATCCTCAATTCTATTCGCATGAACAAAGTCAAGTTTGAGAAAGAGTTCGGTGAGCTAGTCATCGCATGCGACGCTACGTCTAACTGGCGTAAACAGTTCTTTCCCTATTACAAAGCGAATCGCAAAAAGAATAGACAAGATTCTGGTCTCGATTGGAATGAAATCTTTCGTATTCTGAATGCAGTACGTGATGAACTAGCCGAATTCTTTCCCTACCCCACCGTCCGAGTTGAGCATGCCGAAGCCGATGATGTCATTGCGACCCTTTGTCATGAACACGGACGCCAACTCGGCGGTGACCCTATCCTCATCTTGTCAGGTGACAAGGATTTCCAACAATTGCAAAAATACTCGAATGTTTCGCAGTATGATCCTACTCGCAAGAAGTGGATTAAATGTAACGATCCTGAAACTTTCCTAAAAGAGCATATCCTCAAAGGTGATACAGGCGACGGTATTCCAAATGTATTGAGTTCTGATGATACATTTGTAGCGAATGCACGTCAGAAACCATTGCGCGCTAAGAAGATTGACGAATTACTTAACCATGTACCAGAGGAATTACAAATCAATTGGCATCGTAATGCTTTAATGATTGATCTTGATCGTGTACCACAAGACATCAAAGATGAAACAATGAAAGCAATTCATGCACAATCTGATAAAGGTCGAGATAAGCTTTTCAATTACTTTATTAAATACAAACTCAAAAACCTAACCGAATGCATATCGGAGTTTTAAAATGGCAGTCAAACTAATCAGTGATATCTTCAAAGAAGTAGAGAAGACAACGGGCAGAAAGAATAAAATCGCTAAGCTTCAGGAGTATGAAGGCAATAATGCTTTTATGCAAATCCTCGAGGCAGTATGTGATGTACGCATTATCTTTGAGTTGCCTGAAGGTGCACCACCGTTCAATTCACCAGAAGATATGATTGATAATACAGGCGGACTCTATCAAGAAGTTCGTAAACTGTATATCTTTACTAAGAATCAACGTAGTGCGAATATTCATAACATCAAACGTGAACGTATATTCATCGAGATGTTAGAGAGTATTCACCCAGAAGATGCTAAGCTAATGCTTGGTGTCAAAGATAAGAAATTGCCATATAAAGGCATTACATCTAAGTTAGTAGAGGAAGCATTTCCAGGTAGGTTCAAGTATGAGTAAGTCAAAACGAGAAAGTAATTACCGTAAAGAAGAACGTAAGTTTGAAGACGGTAGTAAGAAGGAATTTATCCACGAGTATCGCGAACATAAAGAAGAAAAATATTTAAAAAATGTTCTTCGTTCGAACGATTTGGAAGCTCTGTTAGAAGTTGAAGATTATAAATAAAACATGCCAACGTACACATATTTTAATTCTGAGACTGGTGATTTAGAAGACCACGTACATAAAATTGCTGAGATGGATTCCTTCTTGGCGGCACATCCTCATCTCACTCGTAAGATCACCACTAATAAGACAAGTATTGTTACTGGCGTCGATCAAAGACCTGACGCTGGCTTTCGTGATGTTCTGAAATCAATCAAGAAGGCCTCAGGGAGGGGCAACACAATCGAGACATTCTAACCCGTAAGT